GGTTTGTCGGATTTTCTCTTACGTTCTGTTGCCATTGTAGTATGATCCCCCTTTTTTCTCTCTCTACCAGATATCCCCTAAATCGTTGTCAGGTTCACCAAAGAAGTTAGTATGGTCGTCTTCTACTACGGATACCACCGCTTCGTCTGCTGTCGGTTCGTTGGTGGCGTTCCTTAACGTGCTTGCCAGATCGTTGAACGCCCCTGATAGAGCGTCAACTATATCATCGTGTTTACCGTCGGGGAACGCTTCGATCTCTGCAAAGAAGGCGTCGTTCCACGGTGCCCGCACGACTTTGATCAGTCCGTTATAGGCGGCGCGTGACGCGGGGACCGCCCGGGCTTCTTTCGACCCGCTCCCGGGAACCCCGAGATAGTCATACCCTCTAAACTGGTCCCGGGCTGCCAGGAATATCGCGGTCTTACCGCTCGCACCGCCTTCCTGCTCTTCACGGACCTTAACTGTTGGGCCGTCCTGGTTCGTGATCATCGCTCGTGCTGCTTCTATTGCGCCCGGATTATCACGGATTCTAAACAAGTCCAGCACGTAGTATATGCCACCGGTAATGCCCATTTTCAATCCGGCGGTGTAATCAGGGTCAGCACTTTTCTTGCTCTTCTTTGTGCTTGCCATATCCCAGAACCGGACGATCTTTGTCAACCCCGGCGGCGTCCGGTCAATGACTTCGAACCATTCACGGTTGAACACTTTCTTGCCTTCTGCCCGGATCTTCCAGTTGCCATGCAGGAGCCGTTCCTGTTCGATAAACGATAACGCCTGCAGGTTGCCCCTATACTCGGGGTTGACCTGTTCGAGTATCGGGTTGTCTGACAGTTTCGCCGGGATGAAGGTTGCACTCTTGGCCTGCCGGTTGTATTTCTCTTCGAGTTCTTCCTGGGTATCAGTCCACACCAACTGCGAGCCGTCACGGATGAACCATCGCAGGACGCCTCCCCGTTCTTCTATAGGATACCCGGTGTCCTGGTCGATCCACCATGATATGAACCTGGCTAACCACGAATCGGCGTCCGGGTTGGCGGTCGCCCTGATACATGGTCTGATACCACACGTTGACCTGTTCCTGGAAAGCATATAGAAGAACTGGTACTCGCTGAAATGTTCGAGCTGGTCAAACCCGATATAACAGATTTGAGCGCCGTCGTAACCGGTAACCGTCTTATCGTATTGCAGATGATCAAAATGGATCCGGTTGTTATATGGCGGGAACGACCAATCGATCTTGGGTGATTCCCGGACTATACCGCCCTGGGAATAATAGATCTCTTTCGATTCGTCCAGCAGCCCGCCTTCGTTGGTGATCTGCGGGGTCTCGCGCCTGAAGATTACCGCCCCATACCCTTTCACGGTTTTGATATACCGGAGCGGGTCCAGTAACAGGCCGAACGTTTTTCCTGACCCTGCGGATCCGCCGTAGATCACTATGTCAGCAGGTGAAGATAGGAACCTCTCTTGCGGGCCGGGCTGTGGCCGGATCTCTTTTTTGATCGGGGTTTTCTCGTTCTTTTGGATCATGGTTCTTTTTTATTAGGGGGGTGCGGATCGCGGTTGTTGTCGGGGATATAGATCACGACACTCTCTATCGGCCCGCCGTCTTTGCCGGTGATCTCTTCCTGCCGTTTCTCAACATACCCCCGGTCTTTGCCGATGGTTCTCAACGTGAACTCTATCGCCCGCATGTCGCCGTCTAATATACGGTTGTAAAGCGCGGATTCTGCGATATCTAAAATAGATGCTCTTTCTTCGTGGATGATGTCTTGTAACTTTTTCGAACTTGCTGCACGTATGCGAATAGTTTCTCTGTTGCAGCCGATCATTTCCGCGGCTAATTTTAAATTGCCGTGGGATTTCCGTAAGGCTTTCGCCATTGTTTCATTCGTGATTCTAACTGTCATACCATGCCAACATCTCCAAATGGTTTCAAGGTGGACCCCCTTGATTATTGTTGAATTTTCTCATCATGTTCTCAACAGTTTTACCGTATTTCAGGCCTTTCTCGTCGCAAATCTGTTTGAACTTATGATAAACGTCAGAAGAAATAGTGAGGTTGGCATAGACATTCTTTTCAGTCATGCCATACACCTTACCAGGTCTTTTTTGATGTAGTAGTTGTTACCGTATGATTCAAGCAGGTCGGTTACATCGTGACCAAACTTGTTCCAATCGACTGATTTTGCTTCCTGGAGGTAGTTGAGTTTGCCTACTTTATACAGGTCCACAAATCCTTGTGTTCGGTGGATGAGTTCGACGGTTTGGTATGGATCGAATACGGGTTCAAGTGATACCCAGGTCCTGATCCCCATACGGTGTGCTTTTTCCAGAACTTCGATCCGTTCTTGCGTGGGGGTGGCGTTTGGTTCGTAGTGCCGTCTGTGGTCTTCATCGACAAACACTAACGTGCAGGCATACGTGCCGAGGTCGGGTCTTGTTGCGATAAGGTCCAGGTCTGGTTCACTTCGTTTGCCGCCTTTTGTCAGGATCGTATAGTGGATGTTGTTGTCGTTGAACAGTTGGATCGCTTGCCTGGTCAGGTGGTGCTCTGTTTCAATGTGTTGGTAGGGGTCGCACGTGAAACAAAGGAGGACGTTTCGTTGATCATTGTTCCGGCTCATCTCAGCAACGTCAGCGGCAAGTTTGCGGATTACGTTGTCCCTGGGCTTACTGATGACAAACGCCTCTTTGGTTTTCCGGAGTGCCGCCGGGGCATAGCAGTAGGTGCAACCATGATCACAACCGGAATAGAGGTTGGCCGCAAGCTCTGAATACTCGCGGGCTTTTCCTCGTGGTTCGTATATGATGTTCATGCGTTCTGCTCCTCTGAAAGCTCGTCCCGGATCTGCTGAAGGTAGTCAAAGATGTCACCATACAAGACTACATCGTCGTTCTTTGCTTCTGACTCGATAATGTTGGCGATTTCCTGGAGACGGGCGTCTGTGGTATCTGGGGTGATTCCATACTCTTTAGCTGTCGGGAAATTTCCAAGCCAGTCTGTGATATGGTATAAGCCGCCTTCATCGGATATTGTGGGGATGGACCCCATGCCTGCACATTCAATCTCAAAGAAATGAAGAAAATCATAGAGATCGGTTTCCTGGATTTCGTCAGGCCATCGTCCGACCCAGTTTGATCCGTTCCAGACAGATTCAAATTTGGTGGCGAGTTTTTCAACGCGGGGGACGACTTCTTTTTCCACCCACTCTGCCAGTTGGTCCGCACGCGTATTGTTGGGCAGCTCATATACTGTTGCCAGCCCGTACCATTCTCTTGCTGGCGTTCCACCGATGTTATAGTCGCGAGTGAAGGCCGTGATCTCCTGGCGTTCCCAATCAATCTCCAGGTAGATCGGCATCTGTTCGGGGAAGTTTCCAGGGTAGTTCGGTTCGATGAGATCGAGCGGGTTCTCGTAGTTGATCTTCACTTCGAACTTTGTTTCTTTTACATCCATTTTTCTCCTCTCCTTGTAGTTCTTACTACAATATACTATACGTTGTGAGAACCCTTAATGGTTTCGTCAGGAATGGGCGTCATTCTGAACCCCAAATAGTTCATGTTACCCGTATCGCTGTTTATCATTTTTGCGTCTTCAATCTGGTAGTTCCATTTGCGGGCGATCATTAGCAAGATCCAACCGATAATTTCATCATAAAATTTATATAATCCAGGTATTGGGATGTTGGATTTATTGTTCATCGCCAATTGCATAACTTTCGTTGCGTGGTGGACATGACCATATTTCAAAAATGATGTTTCCGTGGCACAAATAACGAAGGATTGGGCGTTATTCCGTCTGAAATAAGCGATATTTGCGATTATTTCAAAAGGACTGCCGTAAGCGTCTAAATCAAAGAAATCGAACTGATTTGCATGTTTAGGGATGTATTTTTTTGCGTCTATTTTTTTAGCACCTTGTATTAGTTTGAGGTCAAGTGCAACACTACCCGGAATTTTTGAATATAACGCTCGGAAAATCGTTTGTTCTTCGCCGGTGAAACAGTCAAGTATTTTTGGGGGGGAATCTTCAGGATATTGGTCAAGGTAATATTTGCGTAACGCGATCTTTGCTTCCGGGTTGGTTGAATCGGTCATTCTGAAGACTCCAATCGTGCATTGTATTTTTTTATGATTTTTTCGAGAGCTGATCTCAATTCGGTGTATTGTTCCTGGTCCCCTCGAATGACAAACCAGCAGGGCGTTTCAACTTCAGGAAAAATGAAATCTTCAAGGACGAATTCTTTTTGTTTCACTTCTTTTTCGTCAAGCGATTTGATCAAGTTCTGGATCGCTGCATTATCTGATGTTGTTTTTTCAAGGAGTGAGGATAGTTGTTTTTTATCTGCTTCGGCCATGGCTGATATCGGATCGAGTGTTAACAGTGCGAGCGCTTCTTCTTCT